GCAGTTGAGCTACAACGACTAAATGCAGAACTGTTTGCAAATGATCAGCGTCGTGCTGATTTGCTCACAGCACAGTTTAGCATTCGTGGACTAGTAGGTGCGGCAAACGCCACTAGCGGTGTTGATGCAAAGCTAACACAAGCCGCATTTATTGACAAGCGCATTGGTCAACTAGAAGTTCTAGCCAGTGCGGAAGTAATGACTGAAATGAATGTCATTTTAGGTAAGTTGGATAAGATCCGTAATCGTAAAGAAGAAAGCCGTGCAAGTTTGTACGGTCGTGATGACACAGTACATACTGGTCTTCTAACTAAAGATCAAATTGAATCTGCCAAAGGTATGATTCGCGATCTCAAAAATCAAAAACAAAAACTCAATGATGAAATTCTTGAGTTGAATGTGCGTACTGAAATCGCACTAACAGCAGAAGTAGAACAAGTACTTCGAACAGAAGGTCTCGTTTGAAACAAAAGTATATAGACTTATACATGGACTGGGCATTGCGCTCAGCCCAGTTAAGTCATGCAGTTAGACTTCAAGTTGGTGCAGTCATTGTAAAAGACGATAGCGTTATTAGCTATGGTTATAACGGCATGCCAGCTGGTTGGGATAATAACTGTGAAGACAGGGTGTATGCTAACGAGTGGAGTATTGACAACAATGAGTGGCAATACAAAGATGAAACAGGTAAGCCATACAATTTAAAAACTAAGCCTGAGGTACTACATGCTGAGTCTAATGCAATCGCTAAATTGGCAAAAAGTTCAAGCAGTGGTAACGGCGCTAGTATTTTTATTACTCATGCTCCATGTCACGACTGCGCAAAACTCATTTATCAGAGCGGCATCAGTAGTGTATACTATCGTAGTGCTTATCGGGATAATGCAGGTTTAGACTTCTTAGAGAAGTCTGGAATAGAAGTTAAACAAATTAATAAGGAAACAAAATGAAACCAGGTCCAAATTATAAAATGTCTAAAACACTTAAAGCTAGTCTTGCATTGAGTAACTTTCAAGATGCTCACAAAAAAGGACAATGGAAACGTGCTATGATTGATGCAGAACTTTCTTCTGCTTTTCAACCAAAACGTGAAAAAGGACGCAAAGAGCAGAGTTAAATAACTTTGCTTTCGCAGGGGCAAACTTACATAGTAAGTAGCAGTAGGTGAAATTCCTACAAGCTCAACAACGGCTCTACACGCCCTGGGAAGGTTGTTAAAAACACACACAGACTACAATTTTAATAACAAGGAAAAAAGTAAAATGGTAACAGGAAAAGTAAAATGGTTTAACGACACCAAAGGTTTTGGTTTTATTACTCCAGACGATGGTGGCGCAGACCTATTTGCACACTTTTCACAAATTAATTCTAGTGGCTTCAAGAGCTTACAAGAAGGACAGAGTGTAAGGTTTGAAGTGACTATGGGTATGAAAGGTCAACAGGCTAGTAATATACAGCCGTTGTAAGAAATTGTTGTAATCCCTTCAAAGCGAAGGCGTTCTGGACGCGAGTTCGACTCTCGCCAGGTCCACCATAAGGAGATTAGTATGAATGACAATCTAGGTAGTCTAGCAATAGGCGTAGTGGTTGTACTAGTAGTATTTGCTCTAGTCCTTTTATGATGGGCCTGCCATGGTTTCGACAGGGCGAGATAGTAGAGACGGCAACACGGTAGGCGATGACCGTAAATCAAGCAAAACAAGTAAATGCAAAAGCAATTACAACCGAAGCAGAAGTAATGACTTTCACCTGGGATCTTCCAGCTAACGAAAGCCGTTACGCTCTAGCAGCCTAAGAAACTGCACTTCCGGGGCAACTATGCCTTGTAAAATAAAATAGTAAAGGGCACTTCGGTGCCCTTTTTTGTGGCTTTAATTTGTAAATATGTTGAAAGGGGTTGGGGCGACTATGGATCCAATGACACTATTTGCATTAGCTAACGGGGCAGTCTCCGCAGTTAAAGCTGGGTGTAAACTCTACAAAGATATTAAGGGTGCCGCTGGTGAAGTTAAAGATGTAATCAAAGATCTTGATACGCAGTTCCATAAAATGTATGAAGGCAAAACCCCGCCTCCAGAAGCCAAAAAGCAGTTACGAGAAGAAAAGGCCCGTGTTGTTGAGTTAAACAAAAAAGCCAATGCAGGTGACCACACTAATCTTTATCAAGAAATTGGAGAACACTTAGGAACTTATTACGATAATTTTTATAAGTGCATGGCTGTTTTCAATGAGGAAGAACGTAAGGCAAAAACAGAACTCTACACAGGTGATGACAGTATAGGTAAACGTGCTCTAAAGCGTGTGCTAATGCGTAAGCAATTAGAGCAAATGAGTGCTGAATTGCGTGAGTTAATGGTTTACCAAAGTCCAGCTGAGCTAGGTGCATTGTACACAGAAGTAGAATCTATGATGAAGCAAATGGGCAAGGAGCAAGAAGTCCTTGTTGCCAAAATGATGCAACGTCAAGCAAGGGATGAAAAACGTAGACTTGCAAGAAGAAAACAAATGACTGAACAATTTATGTATGGTATTGGAGTTATGATTTGTATCTTCTTTTTCTTTTTCATGATGTTATGGGTAGCATACAGTCGTCAGCAAATGTATCCTCAGTATGGCGACGAGTTCATACCAAAAACTGAAGAGCAACGCCGAAGAGAAGCTGAGCCAACGATCTACGTTGGTCGATAAAAATCAATTTTATTATTAATTTTTTCAATAACGGTCATTGAAATAATTATTGCAAAAATCTATAATTCTGCTTGATTAATAGGATAATTAAATGTATAATAAGTGCATGAACAAAATGTTCTTATAGTTTTCAAACACACACAAAAGGAGAATGATATGAAAACAGTTGGTGATAAATTGGAAAAATTCGCAGTCACTGGTGTCAAACCAGGACAACCAGAAGATGCTTTTTTCGATATTACAGATGAAAGTTTTGCTGGCAAGTGGAAAGTGATTGTTTACTATCCAAAAGACTTTACATTCGTTTGTCCTACAGAAATCGTAGCATACGATAAATTAGCAGGCGACTTTGCTGACCGCGACGCAGTATTGCTCACAGGTTCAACAGACAATGAGTTCTGTAAAGTTAGCTGGCAAAATGCTCACGCTGATTTGAAGAAGATTACTCACAATCAGTTTGCTGACACACAGCGTGGTGAGTTGAGTTTGATTGAACAGCTTGGTGTATTCTATGCTCCAGCAGGTGCCGCACTTCGCGCAACATTCATCGTTGACCCAGACAATGTTATCCAACACGTTACTGTCAACAACTTGAATGTTGGTCGTAGCCCAGAAGAAACACTTCGTGTATTGGATGCGCTACAAACTGGCGAGCTATGTGCTTGTAACCGCACAGTAGGCGGAGAGACACTATAATGGCATTCATCGACGCGGTTAAATCAGCGTTGCCAGACTACGCTAAGGACACCAAGTTAAACTTGGACGCTGTCCTTTTGCGTAGCACATTGGATGCAGATGTGGCCATGGGTTGTGCTGTAGCCGCACTCGCCGCAACTGGCAACGGTAAAATTCTATCAGTGATTTTAGCAGATGGTCCTGTACATGCAGAGTCAGCTATGACTGCCGCAAGTATCATGGCCCAAAACAATGTATGGTATCCCTACGTTGAGATGGCAGATGATGCCGCACTCAAAGGTTTGCCAGCACAGTTACGCATGAACGCAATCGCAAGTCATGGTGGTACTACAAAAAGCAACTTTGAAGCATTCAGTCTTGCCGCTAGTATTGTTGGTAAGTGTCACTTCTGTGTGAAAGCACATTACGAAACATTGAAGACAGAAGGCTATACTGTAGAACAACTTCGTGACATTGGTCGTATTGCCAGTGTTATGAATAGTGTTGCCAAAGTGCTGAATTCGTGATGCAAATTTAATGATATTCACTATGTATTTTATGGTAGTTTTCCCGTATAATGTTTATAAGTACTAATGCAAGACAAGTACTTAATTTGTTAACAAAGGAGAACTACTATGTGGACAAAACCAGAAGCAACTGAAATGCGTTATGGATTCGAAATCACAATGTACGTAATGAATCGTTAATAGCAAGAGATAAAATAGCACCTTCGGGTGCTATTTTTTTTGGTTAAAATTCTGGTTGACTTTTGGTTTTACCTGTGCTATAATAATCACATGTTAAACAATAAAGGAAGTAATATGGTTGAGCAAACAATTCAAAGTGAATTAGCCCACTTTGGTATCACTGCTGAAATTATTACTAAACAGTTCAAACTGTACAAAGGTATCCCATCCAAACATAACGGAGTTTATATCATCTCCGAAGATGACAAAGTTGTTTATGTTGGTAAAGGTTGGGTGCGAGCTCGCCAAAGTAAACATTGGGAAAAGGCTCTAGCTGAATTTAAACATGGAACTAATGACACTAAAGGTTGGCAATGGTTACGTGAAAACTATTCTGTGTACAATCTTACTCCAGAGAATTGGACTGTACGCTACATAATCCTGCATAAGGAAACTGAGCTGACCGCAATGGAAGGCGCACTAATCCATCGTTTGCAACCACTTGCCAATGATGAAACATTTAACGACAACGCACGTACTTTGAAAGGTTAACCATGAGCGTTCAAAATTCTCTCCCTGGATCAATTGTTAAAAAGCTAACTGCCGCAGAAGCTTGGAACGCTCGATACAATACTAATGCTTCAGTATTTGTCAGCGCCAAACAACGTATTGATGAATACTGCAAAGCCGTTCCTGGCGCAATGGATGAATTGCTACATGCAATTCGTGATTTTAAAACTAATAACCCTACGCTAACTGAATCTAAAATTAAGTTGGCACGTGCGGCCGAAGCAAAACTTACTGAAATTCGTATTGACGACACAATGAATCGTCCATTGGATTGGCAACACGTACTTAAAATTCTTCGCAATTTTGCAGAAGCCCGTGTATTAGCAATTAACGTTTACGAAGATCCAGAAGCACCTGGATGTTTGATTGCTTGGGATGGCCAACATACTACGATTGTATTGTATGTTGTGTACTGTATGATTTATGACGTGTCAGCTAGTAATGTAGTTGTTCCAGTTGTAGTCGCTCCATTGGGCACTAACAAAGCTGAGATCCGTGAAAACTTTATTATTTTGAACACAGACGAAGCTGATGGCGGTGGTAAGAAAGGTTTGACACCATTGGACTTGTACAGCCAAAAAGTTTTTGGTGTGCGTATGGATGGTTCAGATAATTTGGATTGGCGTAGTGCAGAATTGAAACAACAACTCTTAGAAGCGGCTGATTTGTTTCTAACACGTACTGCTTATCAAAATACAGATGCACCAGGTGCTATCACACAAGTAGCCGCCATCATTGATGAAGATTTTGGCATTGTTTCAAACTTTTGCAAATATTGGATTGAACGTAAGAAATTTGAAAACCGTTACGTTGAGTCTAAAGAACTTATCATGCTGAACAACTTCTTCCGTGCTTGTGCTGAAGAGAAGATCACAATCACTGACAAGTATGTTGCTGATATGACAGAGATTTTTTGGAACGCATTTGAATGCGAGTTCACTGGTCAAAAAGGATTGAATAAGTTTTGGCGCAAATTGGACAATGCCTATCAAAATTGGTATGATGCAGTTTACAAAGCACCTGCTCCAGGTGAAGATGATTTGCGTCCTGATCGTCATTTGTTGACTAAGAATAGCCAACATCAAGACACATACGGCACAACTTTTATGATTGCATTGCTCAGAAAGAAAGGCTTCAAGCATCAATTGCCTAAGCCTTTAGTTGACTTCAAACCAGCTAAAGCTGACCTTTGGTAATTAAGGACCAACGATAACAGTAGTCTCTCCGGAGACTATTACGTCACCACAGGAGGCGGAATCTCCAATTCTTGCAATTGGTATTCCGCCAGCTTGTACTGTTAAACTTCCTGAAACAATAACTGGTCCACCATGTATACCTGGACCATGTGGGCTGACTGCATCACCAATCCTAGCAACAGGAACTCCGCCAGCAGTCACAGTTAATAATCCAGATACTAACACACCGCCACCAACTGCATCACCAATTCTAGCAACAGGAGCTACCATATTATAATCCTGTTGGAGGTGTTGGCGGAACTCTGCCAGCTGTAGTAATTGCTTGAGTATTCAAGGCACCAGCAAACGCACTTAATACACTCTTTAATACTAATGCCCTACTAGGTACATCTGTAGAAGTATTGATAATGGTAGCAATTTGTCCAATTGCTGTACTAATAACTCCAAGACTTGCATTAACCACAGTTAGTGGCGCGGCATAATCTGGGAATCCTGTGACAGTAGGGGCTACTATGCCAGTTGCAACGGTTCCTGGAACAAACGCTGATGCCACAGCAGTACCTGACAAACTTGCGGCTGTTGCGGCTAAGCCTGCTAATAGGCCAGTGCCTGCTAATGCTCCACCTAATGGGTTCGGTGTAGTAACTTCTATTGGAGGGGCGGCAGGGGTTGGCAAACCAGAAGCTGTCAATGCCTGTGTTACGATTGCAAATTGATAAGGATCTAAAGCATCCTTAACTCTAAGACCGCCTGTTGGATCAAATATGGTTTGTATAGTACTAGCTAAACTGACTACTGAAGACGCAACACCTGCTAAAGTCACTCCCATTGTATAAAAGTCTATAGAATTATCTGGTATTGCTAAAGTAATTGTACCAGTTGGAATTGACGGAGTGGATACTCCATCTGGTCCATTGTAGGGCGGTAACGTGATAACAAACGTATTAATTCTTGGTGGCGACACTGGAATAGCAGACATTTAAACTCCTCTTTTAGGTATTTATACTACTTTGATTCCAGTGGTTCCTTGTATATACTGATCGGAAGCATTTTTCATTGTAGTAGTGGTAGCTAATACTCTACGTTTTTCAATTTCAATTGTTGCTTCTGGTTCTGAAGTAATAATCCAAGGAGTAAGACCAACGCCTTGTGCTGAATAGCTCAAAGTCATTGGTCGTTCTAATTTGTAAACAGTTTCTGTTTCCTCAACTAGTTTAGCAATTACTTCTTCAGCTGTTTCTAGTTTAAATGTAATAATATCCCCAGGTCTTGAGGGTTTTTTAATTAAGAATGCCATCTTTTTCCCATATTTCGTAACGAATTACAACGTCATTGTCTATTATATCATCTTCTATGTAATCTAGTACAAAGTGTCGTTGTAAAATAGCTTCAGGAAATTTGGTGTCGCAGTCATAGTCGCCATCAACTCTGGTAATATAAACACTATTGCAAAACGGTAAAAATTGACGGTAAATCTCTGCCCCACCAATAATCCAAATATCTGAATCTGTTGCTTGTTTTAACTTAGTAATTATCGCTTTTGGATCACCAGATACTGTAATAGCGAAATCATCACTAAGTGATCTGCTTACAATGATATTGTCTCTATTTGGTAATGGACGTTTAGGTAAACTCAACCAAGTGTTTTTACCCATTACTATCATTGCTTCATCTGTTAATTCTTTAAAACGTTTTAAATCTTCTGATAAGTGTGGCCATGGCATTGTGCCATCTTTGCCGATTCCCCAGTGGTCGTCCACTGCTACGATTGCGTTAATTTTCCTAGTCATTTGCGAGTGCCTTTCTCACCCCATTTTAGTAAAAAGAAAGAATAATCCTTTGCTTTTAGTTTTGCTGTGATAGCAAAAGTGTGTCCCCATTGCATTGCATCTTGTTGTCGATGCCACATTGGAGCTTCTACTGCGTGTTCCATTACCCATTTGCCTGCATCACTCTGTTGCCATTGATAAAGAGGTTCTCCTGCGTAAAGTATTGGATCGTCCACATCTCCCATTGTAAATGTGTGTACTACTGCATTATGTATTTCATCCACTCTATTACCTGTTAACATATATCGTTGTACTGGCTTACTTGGAGTAGAACCCATGTACCCTTGATAAGGCTTTTCTCTATAGTAATTAGCCACTATTTGCCCCATGTCATTAAAAATAAGAAATGGTCTTTTTCACTATCAAAATAAATGATTTGTCCACCCCATGTACCTTTGATACACCAATGCCCTTTACCAACTTTTTCATTTAACCAATTAATAATATGTTCAGGCAATCGATTATTTTCTATCTCTACTCCGTGCCATTCTTTTAATAAATGTTCTTTTGTCTTAATCATACTGCATACCTTAATGCAAACAATGTTGCATATTTTCCATCGGCAAATCTAAATTTTGCATGTCTATTTTCTACAGCTTTCCAACTGTCGTTGTCATACTTTGCTTGATGATAACTGAACTCAAAATCTCTTCCTTGGACTAAACCTTGAGATCTTAATTCACGAACAATGTCCATTGTACGTTGTGCGTCAAGATCTATTACTTTAATTTCTGTCAACTGTACTTCAACGCTATCATCAAAGCGTCCCTATCATTATTTGTTGCTACAAAAACTTGATCTTGTTCAGCTCGCATGTCATTGAGATGAAATTTTCTATCCCAAGGATCTCTGTAACCACGAGCAAAGTAAAACACAGAGTTGTTGCCTAACTCTCGATTTGGGTATAGGTACTGTTTAAAATCTTCACAGGGAATCCACCCAAACGGTTCATCAAAATTAAAAATATTTGTAGATACTGGAATAACATGTTTGAAGTGCATAAACATATTCTCAACCGTGCTGGCACGAAGTACAATATTCTCTTGTTTCCACGTTTCCCATATCCGTTGTTGTTTATCCTTGCCTGTACTCCAAGTAAGGTAACGATCTTTTAAGTATTCAGTAACCTTGGCCCAATATGTCATCTTTACCTGCTAATAGTTCAAATACTGTAGCATATTGTACTTCTGGTTCCATGTGAAATCCTGTACCCCATACTACCCAAACTTTACGTTTGTAAATTTTTGTACCCCACACACGTTTGCCTGTAACTGTTTTGACTGGTAACCAAGCAAATACTTCGTGCCAAGGATAGCAATCACAACCATCAGTTATAATCTGTGTAATTTTCATAGGACTCCATGTATCAGGACTATGTTTTTCCATACCATTTAAACTCATATTAAATCCAATACTACGACCCCAAACGATTTTCATGACCACCGCAATGTAAACAACAAAGCATCCTTATCGTTTGTAAATTCTATATAATCTAAATGAACTAAGCGCCAACGACCTTGACCTGCTGGTCCAAACTGACCAATCATCCAGTCGAACACTTTGTTGTCTAAAGAACGCAACTTTTTTAAATCAACAACTATCATGTCCATCTCAGTAAAAACATTGTTATTTGTTTTTTATTTCTAAATCTAAATGTGTCAAAACTAGTTCGTACTCCGCAATCATTTGCCGCGCACCATTGCCAAACTAACAGTAAATCCTGTTCAGTTAAAAAATTAACATAGTTAGGATCATTGGCATCAGTTACTTCAGGAGCATAGGCCACCAAATGTAGTGGTCTTGATTGATGTTCTTTCCAAAGTAGTTTCATGACCAACGCAACATAAACCAAGCTAAATCTTTTTCATTACGAAACCAAAACCTAGCATTGTTAGCATACCAACGCATGCCAGGAGTCCATACACCATCGTGTGCTGTTGGTCCAAATGTCTCGACCATCCATGCCATCATTTCATTCCATTGATAGCCGTTTTCAGGATGCACAGTTAGATAACGTGCGCCATATACACGCCCGTCACTCAACGTTAACGTACATACCTTCCAATCCATAGCTGACATTAACACTTCTGTATCAATATCTTTAGCCATTTGTTTGGCAGCTTCTTCAATGTAATCAGGAATAGTTTTCATGATGCATATTTTATTAATAGAAGAAGATGTTTGTTTTTATCAACAATATCATAGTGTCCAGCAATATTACCATCTACATAGATGATTTTAATTCCATGATTTCTTTCAACATACTTGTCAAAGTCGTCAAAATCAAACTGTCCGTTGTTTAGGTCTAACAACTTGTTGTATTCGTTTCTTAGAAGTTTAAGCATACGCCAGTACTCTATACGATTAGCACGTTCAGACTTTAAGGCAACTTCTTGTCCTAAAACAGTTATGTTTCCGTTCATGACCACCTCATAATTAACATCATGTACTTTTTCTCAGCTGTCTTTAAATCTTTAAAAGCCCAAGAACTAGCATGACGATGAGCAATGTTATGCTTTGGATCTACAATTTTACGAACATCATCCCAATCGTCTACACCTATGCTCCAATCATCTGCTGTAATCCTATAGTAACGATGACCTTTGCCTCGTTTATTAACATCACGCATGTTTTCACTAGTTAATTTGAAACAACGACTTTCGTGTATAACTTTTCTCATGAAAACTTCATCCCCAACATTGTAAACAGTTTACTATCCATATCAAATACAGTCTTGTTAATGTATCCGCGTGAATCAATATGTTCTTGCCATTGTGAACTGTGCATAGTGCGAACCCATTTGGCTACTTCAGATTTGCATCTTACTGTGTACCATTTTACACCGTCTACTTTTGCACTAGCAAGAATTTCAAATGGGGGCTTTTTATTAAACACTTCATCCCATTGATTGGCATATTGCATATACAAAGACTTACCCGTTTGACGACTAGCAGACACAACCATCATCTCACCGGGCTTGTATCCAGCAAATTTAGATATTAGATCTTTCTGGTATGGTTGCATCACTTCCATATCGAAGCAAAAAGAGTGATCGGTATCTTTCATCATAAAAATCCAAATGAATAGTTGTTCGGTATCCGTGAAACTTGGACTTACGTTGTTCTTTCGTGGCATCATCATAGTAACCCAACCACTCAGTATGTTCACGTGTTGTAAAACCAAGTTTGCGTTTCATCTTCTCCCTAATCATCCAGACGCTGGGAGGATAATCCTTTTTAATTCTTTCAAGGATATCGTCCCATTCGGCTAACGTATAGGTTAAAGGCTTCATGCACAATTATAGCATGATCCCAAAAAGAAATCAACCCATTGCAGGTTGATTGGTGGAATTATTCTTCAAAACCTTCTTTAAGAAGTTTTCTCTGTTGCCATTCTTCTTCTTGTTGCTTACGTTCTAACTCAAGTTTTTCATTGCATGGCGTGCAAATGGTTCTAATCCATCCCCCGCCTGTTTGCTTACCTGGATTACCGCAACTTTCGCAAGTACACGCACTCATGCTCTCTGCCATACTAACTAGTCCAGCGATATATTCATCCCCGCCTGTATAATAGAAACGCAAAGTGCCAAACTTTTCTTTTACTTGCTGAACTACCACTTGTTTAACTACTTCTTCGTTTTTGTTTTTCCAATCTATGTGACTTTGAATATTAGCGCATAGATTGTTAATAATATTGAACCAACCATCGCCACAGGAAAACCCCCAACACATTGCAGTTTGTGACATTGGAAGATCTCTTTCAACAAATAATTTTGGATATTTGTTGCATAGCGATTCGTCAAATTCTTTTTTCATTTTTTCTTTTTCCGTAGAAACGTTTTGGCTTTTCAGACAAGGAAACCTTGCTAGTGTACATTTCTTTGTTTTGCTTTAAGGATCTTTCAATTGCGGCATTTACTTCTTCTGGACTTGGATCGTAAATGTCTAAAGATTCCTCAAAGTCTGCTACAACTTCTTCTAACTTTGCAGGCTTTTCAATAGTCTTTGGAACTGCTTGTTCTTCCATTGGAACATCAATTCCAACTTTGCCTAAAAACTTTTTAGTTGCAATGTTTTGTCTAATTGATCTGTATGCGCCTATCGGGCCTTTAGCATCTTGACTAATTTGTTCCCATGTCCTAACTTCAAGTAATGGATCTATTTCAGTTGGAATTTCAATTATATAAAATTCAGTATCCTTATTATAGCCTGCATGTACTAGGTCAAATATATCAATTACTTTGCCTTTAGATAACTTACCATTTCCAAGATGTATCCACGCATCTTCGTTTAATTCATATTGTTTTTTAATTTTCATAATCCTATGCGTTATATCACTAACGCAATCAATCCTATATATGTTAAGTAGTGCATCAATTGATCTAAACCTAACCAAAACCAAAATGCTTCATCAGCAGGAGTTAGATTCTTATTCTTATTGATGTTCATTTTGGCCCAGTCAATGTGATAATGGACTACACCATCTATAAATGCTATCAATACGATTGAAAAGAAATCAGTAAAGACAGCATAAAATACCAACCCAGTTAAAACAGCGTGAATAGCAGAATGTTGTATCCCACCACGTGCGCCATATGTGCCTTTTTCCATAACCATTGTATTGGTCTGGAAAACAAAGTCAGCTAAAAAGTGTTTTAATATTAAAAGAGTAAAAAGAAATAGGATTGTATATTCCATGGTAGCCCCTGAATTATAATTAATTTTACATTAATAATAACTCAAAGTCAAACTTTAAATTCACCAGATTTTGCCAATTTAAGCATCAAGCTGTATTGCTCGTATGCTTTTTTGACTGCTGGGTATTTTTCCTTAAGATATAGTTCTTCTTCTTTTTGTTGCATCAAAGTTTCAAACATATTGTAATGACCCTTCTCTGCCATATTATTAAACACTTGCTGTTCAAATTTAGCAATTCTATCTAACTCACTTTCAGTAATTTCCACAGTGTATAGTGGTTCAGTTTCAAAAGTAGTTCTATCAGATATAAATCTATTGTAATCGTTTGCAAATGCAAACATTTCTATATTTGCTCTACTTAGACGATGAGCACGTTTATTAGTGTCAATAACTTTGACACCGTGTCTACCAATAAAATCCCTTATTTCTTTACTTGGATTCATCTTCGTCTTTTCTTTCTTCACATAAAGCTTCTAACATCTTATAATGTTTGTATGCTTTTTGAAGTGCTTCGTATTGTTCTAATTTTTTAGGATCTGGTACAAGTATAGCTAGTCTACGCTCTAATGTTTCCATCCAGTCGCCTAAATCTTTGCCTTTAATTTTAATATTGCCTTTGAATTCAGCATCACCATCAACACTAATACCAGGAGTTGTTGTGTTGCTAGTTATATAAGGCATTGATGTAATACTAGTACCATTTAATCCATTTCCCCAAGCACCTGTTGAAATAGTATATGAGGAATTTGTAGTAGTTGGTATTGGTACTGCGGTTGTATATGTATAACTTGACATATCTAAATAATCAGTTCCACTTCCGCCTGCAATATGTATATCACCTAAATCAATTGTTAGGTTATCAATCTTGATATCATCATCATTCATATTAGTCCTTAAACTAATTTGATGCCACTAGTTGATTGTAAGAACTGATCCGCAAATGTCTTGTCAGTTGCTTCAACGACAGTGATTGCACCTTTTAGTAATTTAACTTCTTTATCAGGATGTACAGTAAACAAGTAAGGCATTAATCCTGGACCTTGTGGGCCTTGTCCCAATACCATTGGTCTGCCTAATTTGTAGTATGTTTCAGTTTCTTCTACTAACTTGGCAACAATCTCTTCACCACTGGTTAGTTTAAATGTTATTACTTCGCCTACGCTTACACCTTTGTCAATTAACATATTATCCTTTTAATTTTTGTTTTAATTCGTTAAAGCCGCCAACCAACTCTTCTCCTAAGAAGATCTGCGGAACTGTACGTGCTGTTGGAACTGCTTCTAACAAATCTTCTTTTGTAAAGCCGTGGCCAATTTTCTTTTCTTCAAATTCAATACCTTTCATTTTGAGCAAGTTCTTAGCTTGGTCACAGAATGGACAGTTATCTTTGCTCCATACGATTGCTTTCATTTTATACCTTTATCTCTCTTGGTGTGCCCACTACAGCGCCTTTGCCATATTGGGCTTGTAATAATTTTTTGGCCATTGCTGTAGTAGTGGCTTGTGTTATTGTTTTAATTTGTAACACACTACCGTTGTCTTGTTTGACTCTAATGATTGCTTCAAACGATTTGATAATATCAGATGCTTTGACCATATTCTTTTCCTTAATTATAACGCAGGTAGTGCGTCATAGTCAATACCTTCGCTCATGACGCCAATAACATAGTTGGTACTTTCACTTTCTTGAAGAGCAGTTTGTTTTTTGCTCGTGTCACTATGTTTATTGAACCAAGGGATAGGTGTTGACTTTGGTGCTGGTGCCCAATATTTAATACCAATATCTTTTAGTGCGCCAACTGCTGTGTAGTCAACAAAGTCTTTTAGAATGTTAGCGTTAAGTCCAATAACTGGACCTTTCATAAACAAATAGTCTGCCCAGGCCTTTTCTTCTGCAATAACATCACGATAAATCTGTAGCACTTCTTCTTGGCATGCTTGTGCGGCTTTGGCAAAGCGTTGATCTTCTTTGACTACTTGATTAATCAAGTAGGCTGTCCAACCTTTATGTAGTAACTCGTCTTGTAAAATCAAACTGATAATATTGCCATTACCAATAAAGATCTTGTTCTCAACCATTGCTAGACTTGTTGCAAAGCTAACCATAAAACGGAATGCTTCTAGTGCATAGCTGGCATGTAATGCTAGATAAATTGCTTTGATGTGTTGTTCTTCTGTAACTGTTTGACCAGCTTCCTTTAGACAATTAATTTGATGTAAGTCATCATAATACTTGCCTACGCTACTTGCCATGTCGACAATCTCTTTAGTGTCGTGGATAGTGTTAAACACTTCCTTAGGAACATTGTAGATATTACGAATGATGTGGCTGTAACTACGACTATGAATGTTTGTTTCAAAGAATGTCCAGTTGTAGATAAGAGCTTCTAGTTCTGGCAAACTTATTACTGGTGCAAACACTTGGCTTGGGCCACGGCCTTGAATACTGTCTAACGCTGTTTGACGTAATAAGTTACTAGTAAAGATGTGCTTAACTGCATCACTAGCATCTTTAAAATCATTAGCATCCTTGCTTAGACTAATCTCTTCAGGTACCCAAAAGAAGCCACGTGCGGTTGTTTCAAAGTCTGCAATCTTCTTATACTTAACTTCCTCAAATCGTTGAATAGTAACTGGACCTGCTGGGTCTAGAAACATTTTACGACTTAGATAGTCTGTCTTTGTGTTTAGGTTGTATTGTTGTTTACTCATTTTTATCGCTCTTAGTTATAGGTTGTTTGGCAAATAGTTTAATTTTCCACTAGCTAATACTATTTTACAAATGTGTTCTAATCTTTCTATGTGCTCGTAAGCACGCCACGGGCTAGTGTCTATTGCTACAACACCATGCCCTTTAATTCCTACGATGTCATAAGCAATATTGCCCTTATCGTCTAACTGTAAATTTTCATGACAACGATCAGCAAGTTCTTGACTGATTGGTGGTACATCGCCTACATTGGGTGCAACCTTGGTATAACGATTAAGTTCTGGAAATGCATCACTAATCGTACTTAAATCAATGCCGGCGTGCATTGCGGCAATACAATATGTTGGATGAACATGTACGACTACACGAACATCGTCCTTATGCTGGCCCATTTCACGTTGTAGTCCAAAGTGTAATGGTAGTTCTCCGCTGGGTTTTAGATTAGCACTGATATCACTGTAAAAATCTTCTTCCCAAGACTTTGTTAAAAATGGAGGTGATGGGTTCATGTGATTAACTATTTTAATCTTCTTAAATTGATCAGGTTGTAGAGTTTGCTTACGAACACCACTCGGTGTAATGTAAAAGTGATCACGGTCGTGGTGACGTATGGATACGTTGCCATCACGGCTAGTAATCCAATTACGCTTGTAAGCGTCTACCATAATATCACAAATCGTCTCTAACATTTATATTGTCCCAGTTAATTATTTTCCATTGATTTTCTAAATACTTTTTCTTGTCTGCTTGATAGTCCAATGCCCAAGCATGTTCCCACCAATCAATTAATAGTACAATATCTTTTTTAATTTCATGGTTTTTAATAGTTTTAATTTTTCCACTTTTGGAAAGATAAACCCAACCACTTCCTTGTATTGACATTGCTTCTTTTAAAAAATCTTCTTTAAACTTATCAAAGGAATCAAAGTGTTTATTAATAAACTCTTCTATTTTGCCAGTAGGTTTATTTTTACTGTTTGCTTTCCTATATTGTTGAAACAATATATTGTGCAAAAATACACCTGCTTCATTAAAGAATGGATCACCTTCTCTTTTATTATATCTTTCTGCGTAAGTCTTTGCTAACTTTTCGTAGTGATAATTTAAAGTGTCTTCTGATATTGAAGGTGACAATTCTTCTTTGCCATAAGGCAACGGCTTAATGACTAACTTGTCACTTTTACCTTCTGTTATGAATCCTTTAATGAAGTCATAACTCATAGTTTACATGCCTCGCAGTCATCTTCTAAGTCTTCTTGATGATAACCATTGACATAGGAACCTGTAGCAGGTGCCACAACAACTTCTTCTTGTGCTCTACTACCTGCTTTATTAATTAGGCTGTAGTAGAATGTCTTCAATCCCCAATAGTGAGCTTGCATTAAGTTCTTGGCAATCAATGTAGTTGGGACTTTACGATCCGCAAAGTGCGCTGGATTGTAGAATGTGTTTGTACTAATACTTTGATCAACATAAGCCGCAAGTACAGCCGCAGTCTTTAGATAACCAGCACAGTCTTTCTGTTCCCACATCATTTGATACTTGTTCTTTAGTTTATGATACTCTGGTACTACTTGTGTAAATGATCCTGCTTTAGACTCCTTAGTTGAAATCAAGCTCATTGGCATTTCTATTCCATTAGTACTATTAATAACAACAGAACTAGACTCAACTGGAGCAATAGCCATAAGTGTAGCATTTCGAACTCCATATTGTTTCATATTAGTGCGTAGTGTTTCCCAATCTAATTCAGGAGTAAAGTCTGCTAGTTCGTTAACTCCTTTAGCACGTAACTCCCACGGGAAGGTGCCTTGACCGTAACGTGTCTTGGCGCTATCTAAACAAGGACCGCGTTCCTTGGCAAGCTCTACTGTTGCTTCTGTTAAGTAGTATGCTTGGTGTTCCATCCAGCTTTTAACTTCAGCAAGTGCATCTTTTTCACCATATTGCATTCCACGCTTGGCATGCCAGTAGGCTAAATTAGTAACACCAATACCAAGTGGTTGTATTTCGTCATTGCTTAGTTTACTTTGAATACTTAAAAAGTCTTGATAATCAAGGATATTACACAAAGAACGCTGAAGTATGCGGCAAGCACGACGCATATCTTCTGGATTCCTGAAAGCTCCCCAGTTGATACTACCAAGTGTACACAAAGCAATGCGGCCACTATCATCATCGAGACGTTTAAAAGGTCGAGTAGGTAATAAAATTTCACAGCAAAGATTACTTTGATAAATTTTGTGATACTCAGGATCAAACGGACCTTGATTCATCACATTGTCAACAAACACTAGATAGATACGTCCTGTGTCTGTACGCTCTTTTAAAATGCCAGACTTGAACACTTCCTCAGCTGACATAGTCTTCTTACGCAGTCCAGATTGTTTTTCATATTTTACATATAACTCTTCGAACAATTTGGTATTGCTGTAGAAAGCTTCGTAAAGATCAGGTACTTCATTAGGATCAAAGAAAGTAATGTTTTCTTGATTCTTAAACCTTCTCCAAAAGAAGGCAGATAAGACAACTCCGTAATCCATATGTCGAACGCGAGTTTCATCAGTTCCTTGGTTATTCTTAAGTACAATAAGATCATCAAACTGATGATGCCAAATAGGATAAAAAACTGTAGCGGAAGCATTTCTAATGCCACCTTGTGAGCATGAGCGTAAGTCACCGAACCATTTCTTTAAAAAAGGAATCATGCCAGTGTGCATGATTTCACCACCACGGATAGGACTGCCTAATGGGCGTAGCCTACCAATCTCTAAGCCAATGCCTGCACGTTTGCTGGCATACTTGGCCATCATTTCGCCAGAAGCAAAAATGGAGTCAAGGTCATCATCACTACGAATGAGTACACAGCTACTGAACTGCTTAGTGGGAGTGCCAAGGCCAGCAAGAACAGGAGTTGCGAGAGTAAATAAACCGTCAGAAGCCGCATTGTAATATTCCTTAATGTAACGCATACGAGCACT